TATAATTGTTGATAACTGATCACGCAATAGATTAGTTCCAATATATTGCAATACTATTCGTGGGGATACTTTCCAAAATTCATCTGGTGTTTCTTTTAATGATCCATATAGTTGCTCATCCGTAAATCCAAATATACATCTACATGCATCTTTTAATGCATCAGCAAATGCCAGCCTTTTGTAACCAAAATGTTCTACTAAATAATTACCAACTGTATCCTTTCCATTATATTTTCTTCCAGTTACTCCAATCACTTTGGGCAATCTTGTTGTGTCCATTTGTTGTTTTATGACTACACTTACTATTTATTAGAATACAATGATTATAAATCAAATTTTTCATTGTCTGAAATACTCTGTTTAAGCTTATCTGAAATACCAGACAACCAATAATAACAATAATATAACACTTAACATTTGTATTTCAAAGATTGCTTTTGTCTGTATTATTTTTTTCTGCATTTCTGTATTAAGTGTTGCACAACTATCTAATTTTTGTTTCATTTCATTGGTTTCCTTGGTATATGCATCAATAACATCAACCATTGATAACATTTGACCACTTTGTTGTGATATCATAGTATTTTGTTTAACTATTACACTTTTCATATTTTCTTCTGAATTGAGTTCTTGTGTTTGCATTACAATATATTATAAGTTGATATTTTACATATTCTTATTGAATAGTATTTTATTTGACTATGATTTTTTTCAAAATCCAAATAATAAATAAAAAATTGATTATTCAACAATTAACTTAAACAAATCATCATCTGGTATACAATAACAAATGAGTGATACTTCTGATAATGATTTGGATTCAGATATTGAAATAGATTCAGACATAGAATTTGGAACAGTTGATGCTGATATAGTTGTTCGACCGATTATGGAAAAAAGTAAACTAAAAAGTGATTCAATACCGTGGGTTGAAAAATACAGACCCAAAAAATTGGATGATATTATACAACAAGAAGAAGTGATCAAGGTGCTTAAAAAAACTGTTGAAACTGGGGATATGACTCATTTACTATTTTTTGGACCTTCTGGAACTGGCAAAACATCAACTATTTTGGCAACTGCAATGCAACTCTATGGTCCTGATAAAATTGGTGAAAGGGTGATTGAATTAAATGCATCTGATGATAGAGGTATTGGTGCAGTTAGAAATAGTATCATATCATTTTCCAAAGTGGCAATTGGATCGAGTGATCCAAAATATCCATGTCCACCTTTTAAAATTGTAATATTAGATGAAGCAGATGCAATGACCCCTGAAGCACAAGCAGCTTTAAGAAAAGTAATGGAAACTATGTCAAAAATTACTAGATTTTGTTTTGTTTGTAACTACATTACACAAATCATTGAACCAATATCTTCAAGGTGCATGAAATTTAGATTCAAACCTGTAAGTAATGTATCAATTATTAAGAGATTAAATTTGATAGCTAAAAAAGAAAATATTAATATTGGACAAGACGGAATTGACAAAATTGCTGAAATATCAGAAGGAGATGTGAGAAGATCTATCATGACATTACAAAATTTGAAATATTTGTTAAAGTATCATAAGACAATAACACCAACTGATATAATTAGTGTAACAGGTGGCGTTGATGAAAAAAAAATATCATATGTTTGGAAATTGTGTATGACTGGATCCATTATTGATATGCGAAACCTGGCCATCAAATTATGCAGAAATGGATATCAGGTACAAAGTATTCTAAACTATTTGAAAACACAAACATTGATTAGTAAATTATCCGATGATGCTAAATCCCAAATATTTATTGAATTAGCTCAAACTGATAAAAGACTAATTGAATCAAGTGATGAATGGTTACAAATTTTAAACATATTGTGTTTTATCAACAATGTGGCTAAATTATAGACAAAAAATTGATTATGATATATTCTTATTGATAACTAATTATCAATAATTATAGATTACTCCATGTTTATCAAATTATTTTACATTCACGGTGACCTTATTGAAAGACCAACTATCACAGTTGAATTATGTCATGATAGTAATGGAAACATTTTTTTGAAAATGAAAGACATGTGGTATTGGCTGACAATTGACAAAAATGATAATTTAAATTTTGTTGAAATTGATTATGATGCATTGACACCTGTTGTATCTACACACCAACTCATTAAAAAGAAAATAAAACATGTTTACACAACAGATTCTCTCAAAGCCAAGGCTAAGCAAAATCTTTTTGATGAACTAGAAGAACATGATTCAGATGATGATGGTGGTGATGAGGAATACAAAATGTATAAAGATAATCTCAAGTATTATCCAGAAGAAAAACATTATTATTTTGCTCCCGAAGAAGAAGAAATAGAAATGGATGATCTAGATGAACAAATATTTTATGTTTCAAGTTTGACAGATGAACCATGTCTCAAACAATTAGATAGACAATTTGATTCTATGTCTTTGTATGATACATTTGTCATTGATTCAGCCAAAGGAAATTCTAATATAATATTTACATTAGAATCAAATGAAAAATCAGCTTATCGAATAACCATACATTCAACAAATTTATTCATTTTGAATATTGTTGGATCAGCAATAAAACATTATTCATTGTGTTTCAATGATGTATCACTTCCAGTATTCAAAAAGGAATAAGTCCATTGTTCAATTTTCTTATTTTGGCGCTTTATTTTTTTTTTATTATGTTTATTAATTTCATCATAATTATGTTTATATTGTTCAATTGATTTGAATATTTGTTTGGCCTGTTGTCGATCATGGTGTTCTTCTTTCAAAATGTCAACCATTGTTTTGGGTTCTTTTACTATTACTTTTTTTAACTGTGTAATCTGTGTTCCTAATTCTGATAAATCAGGTTTATCATCTGGTTCATTATCTTTAGATTCATCTGGTTTCTTCAATTTCTTGATCATATTGGTTAAGTCTGATACTTTTAAAACAAATGGTGGTTTCTTAATTGGCTCAGTTGTGGACATTACAGGTTTTTCTATTTTTTGGTGCATTATTTCTGGTTCTGATTGTCGCACTGGGGGTTCAGTATATTTTTTTGGAACATATATAGGTTGGGGTTGATTTAACATATCAAAAAAAGATAATTTTGTATCAATGACAACAAATTCTTTAATTTGTAATACTCTCCATATAGGCATAATACAATTATTTAATATTTGCACATAATCCAATTCAACAAAAATTGCACAATCGGTAATATTTTTTAAAATTGCATTGTTTAATACATTATTTTTATCAAATATAATAGTTTCCTGTGTTATTGCTAATTCAAATATTGGTGCATAAGTATCACACATTTCATATTTATTAAACATTATAAAATCACCAGTAATAAGATTATTTCCTTTAACACATTCTTTTATTTTATCAGATAATGTTGTCATAAATTCAGATAATCTTTTTGTCGATTCTGACCATGAGAGTGCTATAACAATTGTGCCATTATTATTTTTTATAATTTTACACCTATCAATATGTAACCAATATTTTTGCAATGGATTGACAGAATGATTATTATATATATAAATTTTCTTGCTGAAACAATTTATTGCAATATCGGTACCATAACAAATTTTATCTACCTTTTCGGTTTCATAATTGAACAATAATTTATTTAGTGGGATTGCCATTTATTAATAATATTTGAACATCCCCCTAAGTGATCACTTAAAAGCGTAAATAATAAAGAAACTCATAATGTCTGAAAACGAGCAAAAATTAACTTATCCTGATTCAGTTAGCAAGGGGAAAACTCATACTTATAACTTTTGGAGCAATAAACCAGTATTAGATTTTGATGAATTATCAGTGTCATCTGATTATCTTGAAACACTGAAGGATAGATCAGTATATTCATCAAATGTTCCAGTTACACTTCCATCCAATTTAGAATGGAAACAGGTTGATTTGACAAATAATGTAGAAATGGAAAATGTTCAAAGATTTCTTCAACTTTATTACATTGTTGATGTTAAAAATTTATTTAAACCCAATTACACACCATCTTTTATCAGGTGGACACTAGGTGATGATGGTATATTATTAAGCATTGTAACAAAAAAGGATAAAACAATTTGTGGACTTGTTGGTACAAGTTTTAAAAAGATGACAGTATTTGATAAAACTGATAAATTGTTTGCATCAGTTGACTTTTTGTGTGCATTGCCCAAATACAGGGGAAAGAAGATTGCATTTGTTTTGATTGATGAGATTGCCAGACAAGCTGTTCAAAAAGGATGTAATGCAGGTTGTTTCACAACAAGTCGCTGTGTGCCATCCCCAACATCAGTAATAAGATATTACCACCGGCCAATCAATTACAAAAAATTATTCAGATATAACTTTACCAGATTACAAGATGGTAAAGAAGAAACAATAAAGAAATTTGAGAAAATATTCAAAGTCACGGAATCTCCAAATCCAAGATATGTTCCACTTGAAAAGAAACATATTGAAAGTGTTTTAAAATTATATTACAATTGGATGGCACGATTTAATATTTACTATGATTACACAGAGGAATCATTTGAAAGCTGTTTTTTAAATCATGATTTTATCAAATCATATGTTATTTTGTCACCCGATGAAAAATATGTTTTGGACTTTGTTAGCATGTATATTCTTCCTTTCAATATTGAAAATGAAACCGAACAGATCAATGCAGCATATCTATTATCATATACCGCCAATACAGAATCAACAAATGAAATCCTTACTAATTTACTCAGAATATGTGCCAATATGAATATTGATGTTTTCAATGTCACTGATATTATGACTGTTGGAGATGCATTACTTGTGACAAATGTTGAAATTGATGATGATTCAGATAGTGAGGATTCTAATAAAATGTATGAAAATAGATTTCTCAAGGGAACTGGCAAACTTCATTTTAATTTTTTCAATTGGAAATGTCCAAGAGTTAAATCCAGACAACTCAACTGGATCACACCTTAAACTATTTAGAACAACTGATCGTTTTTGATTTTGGTGGTTTATTTATTATTGTGTATGATGTTTTATCAGTATAAACTTTTTTAACGACTGAGTAATCTATTGCTCTTGTTATAGTTGTTAAAAAATCAAATACACTTGACTTTTTGAGATCATTGAAATCAAATTCAATGTTTAATAATTTTGCTGCTGTTATACCTTCTTCTTTCAATACTTTTTTATTGTGTGTATGGTCTGTCATATATGAGACATTCTTAAAATCGCATAATGACTTAAACTTTTT